CTATTGAAAGCAGGAACCATCATGGAAGGTGTTCAGCAAGATCTAAGGATTGAAGCTGATCGCAACATCTTGTCTAAACAGAATGTACTTTCTGTTGACTATCACACTGCGTATCACGTAATGGGTACTAAGTGGGTAGATGCTGGTGACAACCCAACAAACACTAACTTAGCTACTGCTAATAAGTGGGCAGCTACTTACGATCCTGATTTGATCCCTGCTGTTCAAATCACAGTTAACACACCTCTTGATGTAACTAATATCTCTTGATATATAGTGGTTATTGAGAGGTTGGATAAAGGGTCTGTGTACTCTCCAGCAATCATCATTAAACTCTTTTAGAATGAGCTTGAATGACTCGAAGATGTTTTAACTAGCATCTTTCAACCCGAAAAAGATTTACTTTTTCTGTGGGATGACGGTTCTAAAAGGATTTAAATACTAAAAAAGCCTCACTTTCGAGTGGGGCTTTTGTATGACGCTAGAATGAAACTAATGTTTGAGAAGTAAACGTGGCCGCTACTATTCATGCCACTTTGAAAGGTGAAAGTTCTAATAGCTATGCAACCTTGGCAGATGCCAATAGTTATTTTGAAACGTCGCCTGATGATTCAACGTGGTCAAACAAAACAGACGATCAAAAGAATCGTGCATTAATCTCTGCTTGTCGTTGGATCGATAGCTTGAATTTTTATGGTGATCGATGTGATCAAGGCCAAGCATTGAAATGGCCTAGAAATAACTTTCAAGTTGATGATGTTGAGCTTGCTTGTACGTTAATTCCTGCAAAAATCAAGTATGCACAGTACGAGTTAGCACGAGCTTTAGCTAATGACACGGATGCGATAACTGGAAATACTGGCACTGCTGGTGTTGCAAAAGAAGTAGAAATGGGTGAATTAAAGGTGAAATA